CGGTGAACCCGCCGCCGTTGATCATGGTCATGACCTTGTCCCATACGCCCGCCGCAAGCGCCTTGGTTGCATCAGGGATGCGGGTCTTGAACGGGATGCCCTGCTGCTGCTGAAGATTGGTGATCTTCTGCATAGCTGCGATGTTCGCCGTGGTCACTGCCACGTTGGTCTGGGTGCCCGAGGTCATCGCCTCATAGTCGGCGGGATTATCCGCAACGGTCGGGAGCGCATTCGTCACTTCGACTTGATACACGCCTCCGCTTGTTCCGGTGGATTTAACGCGCCCGTCGGCGGGCGAAAGCACTTCAAAAGCGCTGATGGGGGCGAGTAACTCGCCGAGCTTCGAGACCGCAAGGTCGGAAAGCTCTTCAACTGAAAGATCTACTGCTGCCATTGTTCTGGATGGTTAGTAATTGAATGGGTGGTTAGCGGAGAACCCCGGGCCCGAAGGCCTCCTTGAGTTCGTCCTTGTGCGTGTTGCGAAACTTCTGACGCTCTTCGCCAGGTTTCAGGGCAACGTATTGTTCCTTGATGGTCTTCTCTTCCGGTTCGGTCGTCTCCACTGGAGAGTGACCGGCCTGGGCGAGAATCTCGTTTGCCTGGTGCTCGGAAGAGTTCTTCGCGGCCTCGATGGCGGCGTCCTTCTCTTCGAGGGCTTCGGCGTGTTTTGCCTCAAACGCTGCTCGCTGCTCATCGAGAGCGTTCTGCATTGCTTCGGCGTGCTTCTCATCGCGAACGATGAGGGCGGCGGCGTGGGTCGCCACGGTTTCGTCGAGGTTCTTCTGCGCTTCGGCGAGCTCGCTCCCGAGATCCTCGGGGCCGATCTCGGCGAGCTCCAGAGAGGGAGTCTCGACCTTGTCGTTTTGGAATAACTTGAATAGTTTCATTTCCGGTTTGTTAGGTGTAGATGCGTCCGCTTCATTCGGAACCGGGTTCCGAGTGGCACGGAGAAATTCGATGGGCACGTTCTGCCATTGGTCTGACCAGAACTGGGCGGCGAGTGCTTCGGCTGGGGTGATGGCTGAGACCAGTCCAGCGGCGAGTGCCTCCTGGCCGTTCATCCAGATCTCGTCCTTGAGCTTGGCGGCTGCGTCCTCCTCGGAGATGCCGAGAGCGTTGGAGACCTTCGTGGCGATCGATGCGTTCATCGCCTTGACCTGAACAAGCATTCGTTCGAGATCTTGCTCGCTTCCGCCAGCCCCGACGCGGACATCATGCAGCATGATCCAGCCGTCTTCGGGCATGGTCAGCTTTTCGGATCCTATCTCCAACGCGATCACTGCCGCGAAACTGAAGGCCATGCCGTCGATCTGACCGAAGACTGTGGCATCGTGCTGTCGAATCGCGTTCAGAATCGCCTCTCCTTCGAGGACGCTGCCGCCTTCGGAGTGGATGCGGAGCAGGACATCCTCGCCCCGCGCCTCCTGAAATTGACGAACGACATCGCGGGCCGTTACGCTGGACCCTATCGGGCCGTAGATTAGAATCTCCTTCATTGCTCTTCTTCTGGTTTTGCCGGTGATTCAGGCTTCGCGAGCGTGACCGGCTGCCTTGTTCCGCCCTGCTTCCTCCAGAGTTCCGAGGCGGCTTCCGAGATTTGCGGAAGACCTGCCAGGGCTCTGAAGTGGTTCTCGTCCTTCGGTTGCGGAGTGAGGGCCCCGGCGCGAACTGCCGCCCCGTAGGCGTCGATGATCTCCTTCGCATTGCCAGGAGAGGTCTGCCTCGCGGGCGGGGCGGCCTCGTCAGGGTCGGCGGGTTCGTCGCCCTGGTCGGTTTCCGGCTCGATGGTTTCGAGCGGGTCGCTCTCCTCGACAAGCTCATCGCCCGCCGGGACCCGGAGGAGGTCGTGGAGTCCGAGCTCGGTCGGGCTGACCTGGACTCCTTCGTCGTTCGTCTCGCTGACTTCGCGGGCGACCTTGGTTCGAGCGACCTTTGCCATCGCCTGTTCGCGAAGGTGTTGTTCGTATTCCTTGCCCTTGAAGGCCTGATAGGCCTGCTCGCTGCACAAGCCCTTCTCGACTGCTTCGCGCAAGGCCCTGGCCTCGCGACCATCGTCGACTGAGAGGCGCTCGGGATAAGAGAACGACCACTTGAGCATATTGCCCGGAGCCTCGACGCCGAGGTTGCCCTCCGAGGCCTTGGCGATCGCGTAAGTCACGACCCGCTTCGCCATGTAAAGTAGACGCTTCTGGCGGGCCTCGATCGCTTTTCGCGCTCGCATGATTTCAGCGCGCTCTGCTGTACCCTGGCCGGGGCTGGCCCAAATCATGGAGTAACTCCAGCCAATTCCTACCGTCGCAATTTTTAACAACCTGTCGTTAAAATTGGACCACGTGTCCGATGGGTTTTCGTGTTTGATTACCTCGAACTCAGTGTCGCCGCCTGAGATGTGACGAATCCCCGGCGCGATCTGCTCGTACATCACCGCCTCCTTGTTCGTCGTATCGATCTCTCCGATCCAGGCGGGGTCGTTCAAATCGGGTCCTTTCGCCGATTTCTCCACCAAATAAAGGCTTGAAATTATATTCTGGCGGATGGTCTCCAACTGAGTGGAGGTCATCGAATTCTTCATGTCCTCCAGGGCGTGAGAGAAGGCTGGGAAGCCGCGCCGTTGCTCGGGGAAGTCGCTGTCGTAAACGTGGATCAGGTCGCGGGCCGAGATGTCGCGGAAGTCGTTGCCCCTGGAATCCGCGTTCACGCGGTAGGCGACAGAGGCTCCCTGCTTGTTGCAAATCACGCCGTCGTAAATCTTGAGCCCTCGATAACGACCTGAGCCGACCTTCTTCTCGGTGCTCTTGCTCCAGACCTGATGAGAAGGAATATGCTGAATGCGCGGGAACCCGCCTCTCGCCTTAGTGAGGAGGACGAAGCTCTCGCCGTCGCGGTCCATGCACTTCGAGACGATCTCAAGGAACTCGCGCCAGTCGTGGCCGTTGCCTCGAACGTCGCAGATCGGGAACCAGACATTCTGCAGCCAGCTCGCGGCCTGCTCTCCGACTGCCGAATCAGACCCCGAATAAATAGGCATCCAGGCTTGCCCAACCGAGTAACTCGCCTTCTGGCGGATCGCCTCCTTCGGCGGGCCCTGGTTGAATACAAGACGACGCGAAAGCGAGGCGAGGGTCCTTCGGTCCTGGCTCGGGATCAGCTCGTTGATGCTTCGGTCAGTGTTATTGTACTGGACGCCCCGAAACGGATTCCGCGACGCCGCCGCCGCGAATTTCGTGTTCCGCATCGGGTTGCCCCACTGGTCGAGAATAGCCATCAGAATCGAACCCCGGTGCTTCGGGTGGAATAGGCCGCGCCGTCGTCGACCTGCTTCAAGACGTTGCCTACCAGGGCGAGGAGCTCGGCCTTCGTCCCTCGAAGTTGCCCCGACCCGCTCTGACCGTTGAGAGTGAAGCTCGTCGTTTCGAGCGCCTGGTCGGGATCGTTACAAGCCAGGGCCAACTCTGTTCGCCAGTTCCGAAGCTGAGCGATAGCTCCCGCGTTGTCCCTTAACGCCAGATAGATATTGCGGGAAGTATCAGTATCCAAATCCGCGCCATCATACCGCCGCGCCGGGCGATCCCTCAATTCCATCGGTGAGGGTTTATGAGATTTCCAGGGAGGCGAAATATTTCGCAGTCCCTGAATCTGGAATTACCGAAAAATCACAATCCGCTTAGAGAACCCGCTTGATGATCGCGGCAGCGACCTGGTAGACCTCGCAGTCCCAGGCGTGATTGGCCCGCTTCTTCCTGATCCACTTCGTCGTCGGCTGCTTCGTTTTAGGATGAATGAACTCCTGGCGCTCCTCGCTGTCGATCTGAGAAATCCAGTCGTCGCCGATGTCCTCGGGGACCTGCCATCTCGCCCCTTCGCCGGATCGGAGCCTGGCGAGAATGTCCTTCAGCGGGTCAACCGCCAGGTGGACCAGGGGAATGCGGCGACCGCCCGAGGGAGCCTGGACGCTCTTGACCGTCGACATCAGTCGCTCCACTGCCCGGCCGCCGGCTGCCGCGTGCCGGAAGGATCGCACGCCGTCGCCCTTGATAGCTATCCAGCCGAATCGGCGACAGATGTCATAGATTCTGCCAGCCTCGAATCCGCTGTCGATGTAAGTGTGCTGAGGTTGCACGCCTCGCTCGATGCAGATCCGCTTCACCATCTCCTCGGTATTCACCCGGGAATAGTAGATGCCAACCGAGGATCCGTCGCCTCGCCAGCATCTTATACCTAGCCAGTAGTGGGCACGACCGACATCAATGGTGGCTATTTTTAGCACCTCGCCGTCAATCTTCTGGCCTTCCGCGAAGTCGGTCACGCTCGCCCCTTCTTCGAGAAAATCGAGGTCGGGACGGTCGAAGGCGAAGGAGTCATTCCAGGGCTTCGCGAGTTGCTTCTGATTAAATTGCTGGAGAGGGACGCTCATGCCGACCTTCATCGACTCCAGCGCAACAAGCCATTCCAGCACGACATCACTCCACGGCGCCCGCCAGAGCGCGAAAGCGTTCAGATGGAAGGAGACGTGACCGGGGAGAATGGCTTCGCGAGTCGTCACGTACCTCGAGGAATCAGAAAGCGAGCGCCGGGTCCTGGCGTTATCCTTGAAGAGTCGACCGCATTCCTTGTTGGCGCACTCGTATTTCATCCCCAGCGCCCGCTCGGCGCTCGTCCCCTCTTCGGGGATGACGACCTGTTCGAGAGTGTAAGGCTGGACGGTCCCACATTTCGGACAGGCAAACGACCATTCACGTTGCTCGCCCTGGTGATGCAGAAGCGTGAAGTCGTCCCCGATGATCTCGTCGCCCTCGGATAGCTCGACGAACCCCGGCTGACTGACGAGGACCGCTCGACCGTTCCACCTCTTGTGCAGGCGCATGAGCAGGTCGCGAAGGAGTCCTTTCTTGTAGAGCCAGCACTCGTCAGCGATTGCCCAGCGAATGCTCTTCGACTGAAGGCCCGAGATGTTCGCGCCGGTCAGGTGAATCGGAGAGCGAGGAATGATCAATTCCATTTTGCGCCACTTCCCCCGGGCGCTCGGCAGGCGGGCCTTGAGTGGTTTGCACGCGGCGAGGGTCGGCCAGAGCCCCGTCTCGGCCCAGTCTCGAACGTCCTCATTCGTCTGCCCGCTTATGAGCATTGGCCCCGGATCACCGTCGAGGATGTTGCAGGTCATCGCCTCGATCAGGGTGCTCTTCCCCGACCCGACCGGCGTCATGATGGAAATCACCTTGTTGTCGTCGTCCCTGATCTCCCGCATAGGCTCGGTCCACCAGGGCGTGAACTCGCGCCGGTAGGTGCTCGCGTCAGTCGAGCGGAAGAGCCTCACATTGCGCTCGCACCATTCCGCCGGTTCCAGCGTCGTACGCTTCTGGATCGCGTTCCGGTAAAAACTGGCAAGGTCTATCATTTCTGCTTCGCTGCCACTTTCGCCAGGTCGCC